GTATTTGTCAAAGGCGTCCGTGCGCCGCAATCCCCGCTTGATCGACTTGAGCGCCTGGTGCTTCTCAAGCTGCGGGCCTCTGCCGTCTATCAGGTCATACTTGCCCAAATGCGGCCAAACATACTCGGTCAAGCTCGTGCCGCCTGTCCGGGGCACGTGGCAAAAGATCATGCGGTATTGGTGCGATACGAAAGAGGACACCCTATCTCCGTCTCGTCCGGTTCCTCATACTCCGTTCCTGTCCACAAAGTGCCCCCGTCAACGTATACCGTCTCGCAAACCTTGAAATGCTCTCTGGCGGCGTCCCGCATCCATCGGAGCGGTGATACACAAGCGATAATTGGCACAATGCCTTGGCGCTCGGCTATCGCTGCAATCCGGGCCATGTGGATAATGTGGTTGATCCGGGCTCGTTCACTGTAACCCTCCACATCGAATACCTGTCTTACCTCGTCGCCGTCCAGTATCAGAGGGGTCCATCCTCGCTCTCGGCATTTCGCCGCTATTTCCCGGGCTTTCGTGGTCTTGCCGGAGCCAGCCCTGCCCGTAATGAAATAGACCACTCCCTATTCCTCGCCGGAACCCTCCGGCGTCTCGCCGGTCTCCTCGTCGTCTTCTGGGGTCGGCTGTTCTCTGTCGGCCATCTCCACTATGAGCGCGTAGCTACCCCTTATGATGTGCCTCTCGGGATCGTAGTCTACAAGGACGCCTTCCCTTTTGAGGTCGATCATGCGGTTACTCATAAGCACACCCTCGGCGCCAAGTAGCTGGAATTGCACCGTGTCGCGCTTCACTGTGTCTAGTGATAGCTCGCCGCATAATTCAACCACTATGGTCCCTGGGTCTGGCTCGTCCAACTGCTCGTCAAGCTGCTCTCTTTCCTCGTCTTCCATTTGCCTATCTCCCTCGTTTCAGTAGTTCGTCCTGTGCTGCCGCTTCCTCTGCCTTCGCCATTCTCTCGGCTATCTCCTTGGCCTTCGGATCGTCCGAATACTCAAGCGCTGCCTGTCGGTCATACAGCCCTGCCTCGTATGCCTCGAGCGCTACTCCGTGCTTTGCCATTCTGTTGGTCGGCAAGCTGCTGCCGGCTGACATGCTCACGTCCAGGTCAATCAGCCCTATCCCAGCGGGTTTCGTGGGGTCTGCCGGCCTGATCTTCTCTATGGCCTCAACCCATCGGCTGGATACTTCCTGCTCCAGTTCCTCGGTGTCCTCGTCAGGGTTGTTGATTCGCTGCTGCTCCTGCTCGTCCATTGACAGCGTGGTAAGCTCCTCCTTCTCAAGCAATCGCTCCCACATATGCCGCGGCCAGGTCTTCAGCATAATGGCAATGTCAACCTTCGCTAGCCGAACCATAGCGCTTTCCAGGGCCCGCAAGCTCGGCTTTGACATCATTGAGCCATAGTCCTGTAGGGCAAGAGCCAGTCTGCCACTCATCTTCTCCTGGCCCTCGGGCACTTCGCCCTTCATTACAGCCTTCAGGTCGTATTGGTCGTCAATGTCGTTCTTGTTCTCCTGGATCAGAAACGTCAGGTTTTGCAGAGGCACGTTCTCGGGACTCAACCGATACGGCTTGATTGCGGTGTTCTTCGATATGATAAGCTCGGAGCCCGGGACGCCCTTCTTGCCCTGCCACTTCGCGCTGTCGTCCCTCACAATCGGAGCGTTGAGCGCCGCACTCGCCGCATAGATAAACTGGCTCTCCCGCTTGCACAGAGCCTTGTTGATCGGCATCGCGTACCATGTCGGGGATGTGCAATAGCTGTTCTGTGTCCTCTGGGCCTTCAACCCTATGATCGGCAACACCGGATCCCCGTCGGCGTCCTCTCCGTGCGGATTCACAACCTCGTCAACCTCTTCCCCGTCCTCGTCCAGCTGCGAAATGAGCTTTTTGCCCACAATTATGCGAAAATACCTCTTTTGTAGCTTCCGGGGCCAGTGGGTGATGATGTCCTGATCGTTCTCGTCCCTGGCAAACCGGATCCCCTTCAAGAGTAGGTCTTTCTGCCATTCCTCTATCGCTTCCTCTGGCTTCTGGCCTTTGGCAAGGTCAAGCTGCGCTGTCTGGGGTTCCGGGGTCTCAGCAAGCTGGTAGATCACCCAATCCTCTTTGACGGTCTTCAGTAGCCAGGCCTCCATCTCCCATACGTTCTTCTCTTCCTCGTCGCCTGGGGTCGCGTCCGGGTCGGTCTTCGGGTCTTCTGCGTAGTTGTCGCCGCCGGTCTTCGTGTCGGTGGTGTCTCCGTCTTCTTCGTCCTGAAGCTCCCGCTGGAAGTTCAGGTCAGCGTCCTTGATGCCGTCGTAATGGTCCTTGATGTAGCTCTTGGTTCGCAGCTGCGCCTTTATCAGGTGGCTATCGCTGAAGTCCCGGGCCCTGCTGTCGGGATCCCAATAGAATATTGTCGGGTCGGCCTCTTCAAACGTCAATCGCCCATACATGCCCTTGCTCGGATCGTGCCGCACGTCCCAGAACGCCACGCCGCCGATGTTCTTTTCCTCCACGCCGGCATAAATGACATCGCTGCCCTCATTCTTTCGCCATACCGTATCGTGACCCCTCTTCAGAACCTCTGCCACATACAAATCCCCGCTTCCCAGAGGGTTGAATTTGATCTCGGGCTTTGAATCCGTCACAATGGCCGCGCTGCCCTGCACTCCCTTGTTGAGCCTGTTGACAGGGACAGGGGGCTGCTTCATGTCGGCCATTTCCTTCTGTTCTTCCTCGGTGAAAAACTCGTTGTCGATCGCTGCGCGCCAGCACTCGGCCCGCCGGTCAATCCATGTCTTCCTAGCAGAGGCGTTCTTGAATCGAGACAGGATCTTGTATGCCTCAACCACCTTCGGAGGGGCGTTTGATGCCTCTAGCTTCTTGATTTCGTCGTTTTTGAGGTCTGCGATCGCCATTTATCCCTTCTTCCCGGGAACCACCACACCCGGGCTGTTCTCATGCCAAAACAGGATCCCGAAGCGCTGCTTGATCTCTATGCAGTCGTCCGCTGCCAGGTCAAACGCCGGAAACTCGTTGCTCTCGTCAAGCATCGTCTCGAACACCGCCGCCAGGATCCCCTCGCGGTCCTGCTCCGGTATCTCAAGAATACGCTCACCTGGGAGCTTCAAGAGGATTGTGCGCTCAAACATGCCGTTTGCAGGGTCTATCGGCTCGACCTTGTACCCAATCACCCACGGGGGAACCTGAACCACCTGAATGTCCGTCAGCTCCCGCACTCGGGTCACGCTGCCCACAAGGTGAATCGCTGGCTTTGCCCCTTGGTTCTCCACTTGCTCCCGCAGATAGCGCATGGCGTCGATCATTTCAGGATCGGCCTTGACCTTGGCATATTTCTTGCGCCGCTCCTCGATAGGCAGTAGATCTCCCATTACCTCTCTCCCTTCAACCGGTCTGCCATCCTCGCCCTTACCCCACAAGTATGTACTCAATGACGCAAGTGCCGCCGGTGCCGCTCAAGGTGACATAGATGCCGTTGGCGAAGTCCACGGGGTTCGGGAACACAATATGCTTCGTGAACCCCTCAAGCGATACGTCCAGGTTGTATTCGCCCTTGACTGTCCCGCTTGCGGAGCTTGCGTGATCGTTCAGGATCACCTTCACGTCGTTGGTTGCGTCCGATATTAGGTGAACCCCTGCCAGGGCGCATGGCTTCGCTGAAGCCGCGGCGCTGGCTGTCATTTCCCCGGATGATCTTGCTATACTCATGTTTCCCTCTCAAAAACTCGGTTCATGCCGTCCATGCGCTCTCTCCCTCCCGCTGGATTCGCGCTCTCCATCCCGTTATCGGTTGCTCTTCCTTCTCCGGCTTGGTCCCTAGCCAGTAATGGCCCTGCAATGCGAGTGCTGCCGCTATCACACAGTCGTCGTGGAAACCCTCGTCAGCCTCAAGTCTCCCGGTCTCGGTCTTGATGAACACAGAACACTCGCTGAGTAGCAGGGCGTCGAATACCGCTCCCTGGGTGCTGTGAAAGTACTCCTTGAGGTCGCCGCATATGTCGTACTTGGCCTGTTGGCTCTCCTGCCATCCGATCACCTTCGTGAGCCCGCTGCCGACCTTCGCTGGTATCTCGTTGGCGTAGACGTTGGCGTTGGCGTCGGATAGCGTCTTGCATACGGTGATCCCGGCCCCGTTGCGTTCAGGGACTATCAGGGCGTTCTCGTAGTACTCACTCAGCATTATCAGGATCTTAGACCATGCCACGGTGTCAATCGTGTTGGTCCTGGCCCTGGCTACCATCTCGTGCTTCACCCGATCGTAGACATAGGCCACGCTGTAGTCCTGTCTGAGCCCTTCGCTGATGTCTGAACCTATGACATACCGCTTCTTCCATCTGATCCCGTCCCATGTGGGCAGTAGGCAGTATGGATAGCGCCATAGCTCCATGTTGCCCTTGCCGTTCTCTGCAAATACCGGCACTCCCGCTTGGTCCCGCGTCAGCGTTCCCATCTTCCCGGGCATGGCGCTCTTGTGCCTGGCAAGAGATGGCCCGAAGAAACAGGCGTCCAGCAGGGCGTCGAAGCTGCAATAATACTCCTGCTGCACAAGCGCTTCGTCCATGCCGGCGTCTCGCTCGGCCTGTATGTCGTCCGGGCCCAGAAGCGGCTTGCCGTTCTCTCGCTTGGTCTGGTCCACGGTCAAAAGGGAATAGAACCACGCGGGGTTATGCTCGGCCATCGTCTTGAGCATGTATGCGTGATTGCGTCCTCGAGGAGTGAAGTTGAATACAGCCCATCCCTCATTCTCCAAGAGAATCGGGCGTATGAAGTCCCATGCCTGGGGGTTCTGAAGGGAATACTCGCTGAATACGCAACCTATAGGGTTGGTGCCCATGATGCTGTCTACGTTGTCGGTGCCGATCACCTGGAATATCGACCCGTTCTTCATCGTCACCTTCATCTCGTCGTCCCGGGTCTTCCGTCTCAGTTGCTCGGGGAAGTGGTCCATGAACCTAAATCCGTCCCGGTCTATCCCGTCCCAGATGATCTTGCGTCCCTGCACCGCTGTTGGCAGGAAATAGTAATAGCTCCCGACCCTCTCCCACATCTTCCGGGCCATGAAGTTCAAGAAGCTCTTATCTTTACCCGAACGCCGGTGCCAAATGCACACCGCCCGGTTGTACCCGCCGTCCATTGCCTGAAGGAATGGTAGCTGGTAGCTCCGCGGCCTGAAGTTGTACGGGATCGTGACCTCTACCATCGCGTCCTCATCCAGGACCATGCATAGAGGCTCACACCGACCACAATCGCCAGCGTTGCGGTTGCTGCGCCGATGCCAAACCCCGCCCAGAATCCCATCAGGTCTCCTCCCCGTACTTGACTATCTTGACCGTAACGCTACCTCCCTGCTCTATCCGCTCGGTAAAGTCGGCCTCGCTCTTGCCCAGAAGCTCCGATGCCTTGAGCCTGTCCTTCATGCTCGGGGCGTCCTCCTCTTCGGCCTCCTGTCCGTTCATCACGTCAGACCAAAACTGCTGGCGCTCCTGCCTGGTTGCTATGGTCTTTTCGCGGTTCTCGTTCTCTCTGTGCCGAATGGCCGCGGCGACGTCGGGTTTTGCGAGGTTTTCCGACCCCATAGACCGTGGATCCTTATAGCCGGCTATCCTCGCTGCTTTGGTCGCGTTGCCGTCATAAGCGTCTATGAATCGCTGCTGCTTGGGGGTGAATTTGATTGGTCGCCCTGTCGCCATTTACCGCACCCACTCCCCGCAGACATCACACCGCATCTTCAAGTTTCCTCTTGTCAGCACCGTCCAAACACTGAAAGCGCTCTTGCATAACGGGCAATCGTCCAGTGTGGAGGTGTTGGGCCGCTCATAGTCGTCGTAAAAGTGATGCCTCCATGCTTTGCCCCTCAACATGCGAGATGCGTTTAGCTCCATGTCGGTTACTGCGTCGAATGCCATTCAAACTCGCAATCGCTGTCGAAGCACATCACTCGCGCAATGGCCTCAAGCTCTGGGGTTACCGGGTCAAGCTGCAGCTCAAACGCTGTGCCGCCGCATAGAGGACACGCGGCCACATAGTGATCGTGTAGCTGCTCAACCGTGGGCTTCTCCGTGATCGGTGTATTTGTCACATCATTGGTGCTTGAGTTATGCCCGGGCATCTCAGGGACACCCGGGCTTAGCAAGGAGGTAGTATGAGTCGGGGTCTGGCGAACCCCGTCACATGATGGGTCTATTGGAGCATTTCAGGAGGGGAATTGGTAGCGAGTCTACAGCTATATATATAAAATCAATGTTTTTATGAAAAAAAGACTTGACAGGGTGATACCGGTTTGGTATGATGTCTCTAAGCTCACGGCAGGTACACATAAACGCATTATCAGGAGGAAACCCAAATGGCGATCACAATGGCAGAGAGGGTAGCGGCGAAACTTGGCAATGACGGACAGAACTGGGACGGGTTTGAATCGCTGGTAAAGGATGCCGACGTTGAGTATGCCAGGGAA